CGAATGTTGCAGCTGGCACAATAACAGTTAACGATAATACTACAGCTATGTGGATAGTTAATACACCGGCTACAAATGTAACAGGTAACTTATCACCAGTTACTGGACACATAAAATTACCAGGAACAGGAATTAGGGCTAATACCAGTTTAAAAGTTACAAACGTAAATGTAACACATGTAACTGTTTATTATGGATAGGAATTCTAATGGCAAATACTACATCAGAAGCATATAGTTTTGACCAGGATTTTTCTATTGATGAAATTATTGTAGATGCATATGAACGTCTTGGACTTCAAGGCACCGCAGGTCATCAATTAAAAACTGCAAGAAGATCTTTAAACATTCTTTTTCAAGAATGGGGTAATAGAGGAATTCATTTTTGGGAAGTAGGAAATACAAATATTAATTTAATTGTTGGTTCTTCAACTAATGTAGATGCAACTGATGAAGGAATGGGTATTTATACTTTTTACAGAAATTCTGTGGATAGCGCAGCAGCGGCAGCGGCATCACCACAAGCAACAACGGTTCCTGTAGCAAATATTTATGGTATTACCGATATTTTAAATGTTACATACAGACAAAATTATAATACCACTTCTCAATCGGATACTGGTTTAACTAAGGTTGCAAGAGACGCTTATGCTGCAACAGCAAATAAAGCATCCCTTGGAACTCCTTCACAATTTTGGGTTCAACGATTTATTGATAAAGTTACAGTTACACTTTATCCTTTACCTAATTCAACAGCAGCATCTAATCATATAAATGTTTATTATGTAAAAAGAATTCAAGATGTAGGAGCTTATAGTAATGCAACAGATACTCCTTATCGATTTATACCTTGTATGATTTCAGGACTTGCTTATTATTTATCTATGAAGTTTGCGCCACAAAGAACACAAGAAATGAAATTATTATACGAAGATGAATTTGCTAGAGCATTATCTGAAGATGGTTCTGCAGCTAGTACTTATATAACCCCTAAAACTTATTACCCGAATATATAATGGCTAGATTTTCAAAAGGTAGTAGAGCACTTGCAATATCAGACAGGTCTGGTGTAGCATTTCCCTATAGAGAAATGGTTCAAGAATGGACGGGTGCATGGGTTCATACTTCTGAATTTGAAGTTAAACAGCCTCAACTAGAGCCCCATCCAGTAGGAGCTGATCCCCAAGCTTTACAACATGCAAGACCTTCAAGAACTGCTCCCGCAGTTACACAGTTAATGCCTTTTAATCCTTTTATAACTTATGGTGCAGGATCTGCTTATATAAATGTTAATGTACCAAATCATGGCTTAACGAATGGAGATACTTATCGTTTTAGAGGAACACCAACAACAGCAGGAGCTTATACAAATCCACAAAGTTGGGACGGAATTACAGGAGCTAAAATTGCTTTAGCGGCAGGATATGCTATTGTTACAGGAAAATATGTAGCAGGTGCGAGAGATACAGATTTTACAACAGACTGGTTTTATTTTGTTATAAATACTGATACAGCTACAACAGGTGGAATAGAAGGAGGTGGTTATCCAGTGTCCGTTGGACCGGTAACCATAGAAGCATAATGGCAGGCGGATTAACAAGTTATACATATACAACACTAACAACAGCAATTCAAAATTACTGTGAAGTAGATACAACTGTATTTACTGCTACTGTTACAGATCAATTTATCATGAATGCAGAACATAGAATCAATCTTGATTGTCCTATGGATTCAGACAGACAAGAATGGGAAGGAACGATTGCTACAGATGTTAATACAGTTAGAGTTCCAGCAGGTTTTTTATTTGTAAGAGGAGTTCAAGTTTTTAATTCTACAGCTAATTCTAATGAACAAGGTCAATGGTTGGAAAGACGAGATCAAACTTTTTTATCAGAATATGTAGGAAGATTAACAGGTCCTGAAGGATCTACTGCATCAGGAGCTGATGTAACAGGACTTCCTAAATATTATGCTATGTTCGGAGGAGCAACAGGACTAAGCGATACCACTTCTGGATCTATTGTAATGGCTCCTACTCCAGACGCTAATTATGTTATTAAAATATACGGAAATGCAATGCCAACAGGTTTGGGTTCAGGGTCTGATGGTGATTCTCATACCTATATAAGTCGTTATTTTCCACAAGGACTCTTATATGCGTGTTTAGTAGAAGCATTTAGTTTTTTAAAAGGGCCACAAGATATGTTGACATTATATGAGCAAAAGTATAAACAAGAACTACAGAAGTTTGCAGCAATGCAAATTGGTAGAAGAAGACGAGACGATTACACCGATGGAACTATAAGAATACCAATCGAGTCACCGCCTCAATAATTAGGAGAAAATTTATGGCAATAACATCAGCAATTTGTAATAGTTTTAAAGTAGAAATTTTAACTGCAGTACACAATTTTACAGCTTCATCAGGAAACACTTTCAATCTAGCTTTATATACAAGTTCAGCAACTTTAAATAAATCTACAACTGCATATAGTTCAAGTAACGAAATTTCTAACACATCAGGTTCTGCTTATTCTGCAAAAGGAAAAGCTCTTACAAGTGTAACACCTGTTTTATCATCAGATACAGCTGTTTGTGATTTTGCTAATGTCTCTTGGACTTCTGCTTCATTCACAGCTAACGGATGTTTAATTTTTAATGATTCAGCATCTGGAGATCCAGCATGTTGTGGCATTGGAGGTGGTGGAGAAAAAACCGTTACAAGCGGAACTTTCACAATAGAGTTTCCAGCAGCTTCTGCAGGATCAGCTATTATTGGTATAGCATAAGGAGGAAATCCTTATGGCATCAATTTGGGGTGGAGATAGTCCTTCAGTAGCATGGGGACAAAATTCTTGGCAATCTAATACCATCACACAATCTCTAACAGCACCTTCACAACTAACAACATCTCTTGGAACTCCCACAATTACATCTGAAATAAATACAGGATGGGGTTCTGATGGTTGGGGTGTAGAGAATTGGGGATCATCTGGTTTAAATGTTACATTAACTGGAGTTTCTGCAACTACTTCTTTAGGCAATGAAGCCTGGGGGCAAGGTTCCTGGGATGATGGGGCCTGGGGCAGTTATGCGCTAACAGTAGCTGATGTAATGGGATTAACCGGAGTTGCCGCAACAGTAGCGGTAGGATCTCCAACTGCACGATCTGATAATACAACTACATTAACAGGACTTGGAGCCACGTCAGCAGTAGGTGCAATTAATATTGCGGAAGGAGTTCCTTTAACTGGACTCTCAGCTACAGCGGCTGTAGGTGCTCCAACTGCACGATCAGATAATACCACTTCATTAACCGGACTTGGCGCAACAAGTGCTGCAGGTGCAATTAGTATTTCATCTAATCCAACAGTTCAACCAACAGGACTTTCAGCAACTGCCGCAGTAGGAGCTATTGCTCCAACAGAACAAATAATGGGATTGACTGGAGTTTCAGCAACGTCTGCAGTAGGAGCTATTACTCCTTCTGATCAAGTAATGGGATTGACTGGAGTTTCAGCAACTGTTACTGTGTCTCCTATCGGTGTAGCACCAATTGGATGGGGTCGTGTTACAGCTGCACAAACAGGTAATTATAGTAAAAAAACAGCTACTCAAACAGGTAGTTGGACGAGAGTTACATAGTAATCTATGTTGACAACATGAATAAAACAAAATATAAAAAACAAATAAGTAAATTAGGAGAAAAATTATGGCATCAACCTATACCCCTCTCGGCGTAGAAAAAATGGCAACTGGCGAAAACGCTGGTACATGGGGAACAAAAACAAATACAAATTTAGAGATAGTTGAACAAATAGCTGGTGGCTATACAGCACAAGATATAGCTGGTGGAGCAGGCACTACTACATTATCAGTTTCTGACGGAGCAACAGGTGCAACTCTTTCTCACAGAATGATAGAATTTACAGGTTCAATTACAGGAAACAGAATTGTAACTATACCTTTAGATGTTCAAACTTTTTATTATTTAAGAAATTCAACATCAGGAGCATATACAGTTCAATTTAAATATGTATCTGGATCAGGAGATAGTTTTACTTTTGCAACAACTAACAAAGGTGATGCTGTTGTATTTGCTACGGCAAATGATGGAACTAACCCTGACATTGATACTTTACCAGCTGGTGATGTTACTACTGCTGGAACACAAACTTTAACAAACAAAACTTTAACAAGTCCTAAAATTGGAACTTCAATTTTAGATACTAACGGAAATGAATTAGCTCTTTTAACAGCAACAAGTTCAGCTGTTAACGAAATTACCTTAGCAAATGCTGCTACTGGAAATGGTCCAATTATTTCTTCAACAGGTGAAACAAACGTTGATTTAAATTTAAATCCAAAAGGATCCGGTGTTCTTAAATCAGCAACTGCTGCAATTAAAATTGCAGGAACCGAAACGATGTGGATACCTGCAAATGCATTGTATCTTCCTACAACTAATCCCGCTGACCAGGCATCAGTTGAAACAACAGCTCTTCGACCTGAATTAAAGGTTTTAGATTTTGATGCAAGTACAGCACAATACGCACAGTTTGCTATTGCAATGCCAAAATCATGGAATTTAGGAACAGTAACTTATCAAGTTTTTTGGAGCCCAAGTACTACGAATACAGGTAACTGTATTTTTGGTCTTCAAGGTGTCAGTTGTACTGAAGGGGACACAGCCGATGTAGCTTTTGGAACAGCTCAAGAAGTTACAGATGCTGGAATTGGAACTGTAGAAGATGTACAAATGACTGCAGTCAGTTCTGCAATGACAATTGCTGGCTCTCCAGCTGACGATGATCAAACTTTTTTTCAATTATACAGAGACGCAGCAGACGGTAGTGATACTTTTACTGGTGAGGCACGAGTATTAGGAATTAAATTATTTTATACTACTGATGCGGCGAACGACGCATAGGAGTACAAATGAAATCCTTTAAGTCTAAACATAAAGGACCTCAAACTAAAAGCTTTGGGTATCAAGTCTTAGGATTTGGTGCCGGTGGAGCAACACCTGCATTCGTGGCCGCAACTGGTGGAAATACAATAACTACTGACGGAGATTTTAAAGTTCATAAATTTACTGGTCCAGGAACATTTTGTGTATCTTGTGCTGGTAATGATGCAGGATCAAGTTCACTTGAATATTTAGTTGTTGCAGGTGGTGGTGCTGGTGGTAACAGAACACACGCTGGTGGCGGTGGTGCTGGTGGTTATAGAGCATCAGGTCATGGCCCAAGCCCATTACAAGGCACAGCTATAACAGCCGCAGTACAAGGTTATCCAATAACAATAGGTGGTGGTGGCTCACCAAATCCAAGCCCTAATTATCAAGGTAATGTAGGAGCAAATTCAGTATTTTCAACAATAACATCAACTGGCGGTGGCGGCGGTGGCGGCGGCGGTCCAGGTACAGGAAAAGGATCTGCTGGTGGATCAGGAGGCGGTAGTGGTGGTAACCCTACTACTCCAGGTTGTTTAGCTGGTGCAGCAGGAAATACTCCACCTGTTAGTCCACCACAAGGTAATAATGGTGGAAATGGATCAGGAATTCCAGGAAATTATCATCAAGGTGGTGGTGGCGGTGGAGCATTAGCCGCAGGTGGAAATGCAGTACAACCTCCAAATCAAAATGCCGCTGATGGTGGATCAGGCGCACCAAACGATATTACAGGTACAGCAACATTTTATGGTGGCGGTGGTGCTGGATATGCAGAAAACTCAGGTGGTGCTGGTGGTGGTGGAAGTAATCCTGGCGGAGCGCCAGTCCATCCTACTGCTAATCCTGATGATCCAGGAATAGCCAATACAGGCGGTGGTGGTGCAGGTGATGGCCCAAATCCAGGAACAGGTGGATCAGGAATTGTAATAATAAGGTATAAATTTCAATAGAATTAATTATGGCA